AATAACTACATTTGGTAATTTATCATTTACTAACGTAACATTAACTGCAAGAGGTGCATTAATTTACAATACATCAAACTCTAACTCAGCTGTTGCTGTATTAGATTTCGTTTCTGATAAAACTGCTACTGCTGGAACATTTACAATTCAGTTCCCAGCTTACACAACGAGCGCAGCTATATTGAGAATATCATAAACTAAAAGGAGGGCCCGGTGGCTGACATTACAGTACAAGTTAGTTCACCAGGCCTTTCGGTATGGGGCGGTAATACTTGGGGCGAATTAGGTTTTTCTAATCAAGTATCAAGTTCAGCTTCAGCAGGTCAAGTTTCAGCTTTTAACAATCAAGGTTGGGGCAGAGATTATTGGGGCAAACTTTCTTATGGTGTTGATTTTGAAAATCAAACCATAGAACAATCAGGTTTTTCTTTATCATCAAATTTAGGAACTATATCTATATCATCTGAAATTAATTTAGGATGGGGTAGATTAGAATGGGGTGAAAATGCTTGGGGGATTGGAGGAGATGTTATTGTTGATGGTCAACAATTAACTTCTTCAACTGGATCAGTAACAACTCAGGCAGGAGCAAGTGTGCAACCTATTGGCATAAGTGCTTCATTCTCAATTGGTACAGCTGTTTTACGACTAGATGTAGAAGTACCATTAACAGGATCTTTAGCAACAATTATAGCCGGCACTGCTAATGTATCAGCAGATGCAAGTACCTCTACAACAGGCTCTTCAGCTTCTACGGCTGCAGGTGCAGTAACTGTAGATGCTAAAATTGAAACAGGTTGGGGCCGTGGCGGATGGGGTAATAGAGCTTGGGGAGATACATACTCTGTTTTAGCTCAAGGACAACAATTAACTTCAGCACAAGGTACAGTAGTACCAAGAACAGATGTATCAGTTACAGCTGCTTCTCAACAATTATTAACACTAATTCAAGGTCAAGAATCGATTCAAATTGATGCAGATATTTTTGTATTTGTTGGTGAGCCTGGTATGTCTTCAAGTCAGGGAACTACTACTGAAATAGGAACAGCTAATGTAAATTTAACGGGAATACCTGCAACGCTTTCTCAAGGAACGGCTATTGGTGGCACAATACAAGAAGTGCCTGTGACTATGTTCGGAATGTCCTTAAGTTTAGGTACATTTACACTAGTACAATCTACTAATGAGCCTGTGACAGGTCAGGCTATGACTTTAGGCCTTGGTACACCTTCAGAAATACCACAACAAATAATAGGAGTTACAGGTCAACAATTAACAAGCGGAATAGGTTCTGTATCTGTAACGGGAACAGGAGTAGTACCTTTAACAGGCATCAGCTTGACAGCTAGTGTTGGAACAATTAATATTACAGCATGGCAAGAGATTAATTTAGGTGTAAACAATGTTTGGACCGAGGTTGACTTAGCCGCTTAAAATGATAAAATAGGAAACATATGGCATCATCTTATAATACAATTGGTTTAGAATTAATGGCTACTGGCGAAAACGCTGGTACATGGGGATCGAAAACAAATAACAACTTAGATTTAATTCAACAAGCTGTTGCAGGTTATGAAGCTGTAACGATTACAGACTCAACTACAACTGCTTTAGCAATATCAAATGGTGCATTATCAAATGCAAGAAATATGGTAATCAAGATTGCAACGATTACTTTAACAGGTGCAACAACAGTTACAATTCCAGATGGAGTAGAAAAATTTTATATTTTTGATTTAACTGCAATTACAGGTGTAACAAACTTAACAATTAAAACTGCAAGTGGTACAGGATTTACAGCAGGTGAAGCTAAAATTGTAGCAGCTTATTCTGATGGTACAAACTTAAACGAAATTGCACTTAACACTTTAGGTGGAACAATTGGTTCTGCTCAAATTGATGATAACGCAATTACATCAGCTAAGATTTCTGCTAACCAAGTTACTACTGCTAAGATCGCAGACAACGCGATTACAACTGCAAAAATTTCTGCACTGCAAGTTACTGCAGATAAAATTGCACAATCAACTATTACAGCTTCTAAATTAGCAACAGACTCTGTTGGCCCTGATCAATTAATTTCAACAGGTGTTACAGCAGGAGCTTACACAACTGCAAATATTACAGTAGATGCTGACGGAAGAATCACGGCTGCGGCTTCAGGTGCTGGAGGCGATGGGGGTTATGTATTTGTAGACGGAAGTGTAGCTACTGGTTCAACTTTTACTTACACAGCTAATCCAACTGCAACAGGCGTATTAGTTTTTGCTCTTGGAGGAGGAGGTGGTGCAAATCCTGGTTGTCCTGTTGGTGGAACTAATTATGGAGGAGTTGGAGGTTTTGGAATTTATAAAGCACCTGTTTCTGCTCCGTATACTGCTGGATATTTTACTGGAAGTGGAGGAGCGGCACTACCTTATGCTGCTCAATCTGGTCAGTCAAGTTATTTTGGACCAGCACCTTCGCCATTGTTAACTGCAACAGGAGGTAGTTCAGTTGGCAGAACTAACCCTATGAGTTCAATTAGTGGTTCTAATGGAACAAGTCCAGTAGGTACACAAGATTTATCTATTGCAACGACAGGCCCTTCAGATGAGCAGACATCTTACCGTAGAATTGGTGCTTATTTCGGTGCTCCTACCGATAGAAATTCAAGAGGTTTAGGACACGGTGGTCGAACTTATAAAAACCCAGACGGTATGAGCAGCAATCCAACATCACCTGGTGTACAAGGTGCGATTGCGATTTATGAACTTCAACCTTAGGAAATAAATTATGGCTTACGCAATAACAAATAAAGAATATAGTTTATCATTTATTTCAAAAGATCAAAATGAACTAAGTTGTCAATTTCCTGGTTATGTTATGTACCAAAATGGAACAGCTGGTTATTGTTTTGAAATATCAAATAATGATTTTATAAAATTACAAACTTTAGAAAAACAATTTTCTTATGATCAAAATCAAGTAACTCTGATTGATTATCCCAATCCAGTGATTTTTTTAAGTGAAGCACAACTTAAAGATCACATAAAAATGATTTTAAATTCTATAAATCTATATTTACCAAAACACATATCAAACAGTTTTGGTACTGAATTACAAGCATACAAAACCTTAATAGAAAATTTTGATACTTCAAGTCTTACGTACCCTACAAATATAAGTTTTGAAAGACATTTGTTAAATCTTGGTCATCCTATTATATCTACTTTACAAATAGTTTAATATAAGTTAAAAGTTGTAATGCTTTTAGCTAGATATATACGAAAGTTTCCTAACGCTTTTAATTTAAAAACTATTTCAATTTTAATCAAATTTATTTCAAATAAAATTAAATTTGAACAAGCAGCAATTGGTCATGGTGAAATAAATGAAGAAATAAGAAAAGCTAAAAGTTATGCTATAGGTAATTTAAAAGAATCACTTTCTGAGGTTCATTGGCATAATTTTTTAAATTCAGAAATAATAAATCATATGAATTTTTACTTAGCAGAAAACAATATGATAAAGGATGTGGGTCATATGTCTAATATTGAAACAGCATTTTTAAAATATGAAAAAACGTATCACTATAAATTTCATGTGGACGCTAGTCGACTTCATAATAGAATTGTAAGTTCAGTTTTATTTTTAAATAATGATTATGAAGGTGGAGAACTATGTTTTAAAAATACATTTGATAATGAAGTCTTAGAAATTAAACCCGAACCTGGCATGTTAATTGTTTGGCCAAGTAATTTATTATTTCCCCACGCAGTAAAACCAGTAACAAAAGGACTAAGATATACGGTAGTGTCATGGGCATCATAGGAAAAGATTTTAAATACAAAATAGTTAAAAATTTTTTAAGCATAGAAGAAATAAATATAGCTAAAAAATATTTTACAATAAAACATAGAATTAATTTTGATTCTTTTGATAAAACACAATTAAAAAGTAGTACCTGCGATAGTTATTGGTATGCTGATTATTTATCAGAAACTTTTTTAATGAATAAATTAAAATTAATGGAAAAAGAAACTGGATTAGAACTTTTACCTACTTATTCTTACGCTAGAGTATATACTTATTTAGCAACTTTAGAAAAACACAGAGACAGACCTTCTTGTGAAGTATCAGTTACTGTAATGGTAGGTTCTTCAGGAGAACAATGGCCAATTTATATGGACGGAGAAGAATTAAATTTAAATCCTGGTGATGCTGCTATCTATTTAGGTTGTGAAATTGAACATTGGAGAAATGAATTTCAAGGAGATTGGCACACTCAATTTTTTCTTCACTATGTAAATAAAAATGGTTTAAATAAAAATTGTTTCCTTGATGGTAGACCTGCATTAGGAGTAAAAAAATAATGCAAATAAAAATTAATGAAAATCAAAAAGGTGAATTTATTTTTTCTTGGAAAGAAATTTGGATATTAATAAAAAAAAGAAAATTAACTTTTGATGAACAATTTTTAGATTATTTGGTTTCAACATTAATGTCTATAAAATTTGAATTAGTAAATAAAAGAAAACAAAAAGAGGATGTTAAATAAATTTATAGAAAGACCAATTAATATAAATTGTTTTCTTATTGAGTTACAATTAAACATTAATAAAGTAAAAGATAAATTAATTAATGATATTGAAAAAGGAATCTTAGATGAAGATAATATGAATCATAAAACTAATGTTACTGGTAAAATGACTTCTTGGAAATATTTTAACAATAACTTAAATTTTCATAACTTGCTTGATATTGGTTTTAATGAAATAAAAAAATATATCAAATTAGAGCCTTCTTTTTTATATGATTCTTGGGGTATAAAAATAAATAAAAACGATTACACGGCTTATCACAATCATTCAGATATGACATATTCAGGGATACTTTATTTAAATAATTTTGAAGAACCTATAAACTTTCCTCAATATAATTTGAGCATAACTCCAAAAGAGGGAACTTTTTTATTTTTTTCTTGTCTTCTTGAGCATGGTGTAGACGAAAATACAAAAGATACAGTTAAATACGCAATACCTTTTAATATTTTAAAGAATAAACCTTGGAACAATTAATCTATATTTGTTCTAGTCAAGATGGTATAATACAGCTATGCCATTAACAAAATACAGAATAAAACCAGGTTTTAATAAACAAGCCACAGAATCAGAGGCTATAGGTCAATGGACCGATGGTGACTTTGTTAGATTTAGATATGGTCAACCTGAAAAGATAGGCGGTTGGGCTTCTTTAGTTACAGGTAATTATGCAAGCATTATAGGTGCAGCTAGAGATCAACACGTATGGTCAGATCTAGACGGCCGTAAGTATGCAGCCATTGGCACAGACAAATTATTAATTATTTATTATGAAGGTGCCTTTTATGATATTACACCTTTACAGACAGATAATTACTCGACAGGTGCTAACATAACCACGGTTAATGGCTCAACAACTGTTACTATTACAACATCGGGCGGTCATAATTTAATACCAGGAGATATTATAACTTTTGCAAATGCAGGTTCTTTTACTTCGCCTGATACAGATTACACAGCTACAGATTTTGATGATGTATTGTTTGAAGTTAAGACAGTGCCTTCAGCAACCACCTTTACTATTCAAATGCCAACAGCGGAAACAGGAACAGGGGCCACGGCTGACGGAACTTTAGATGTACATCCATATGAACCTGTAGGACCTTTAAATCAAACTTATGGATATGGATGGGGTACAAGCACTTGGTCAAGATTAACTTGGGGTTCTGCTTCAACTTCATCTAATGTTATTCTAGATCCTGCTAGTTGGTCACTAGATAATTGGGGCGAGATTTTAGTTGCAACCATTCATAATGGTAGATCATTCACTTGGGATCCAAATAGTGGTTTAACTACTAGAGCTGTAAGAAATACTAATATGCCAAGTAAGTCAGTTATGTCTATTGTATCAGATAGAGATAGACACTTAATTCATTTAGGTACAGAAACAATTATTGGAAATCCTGGTACACAAGATAAAATGTATATTAGATTTTCTAATCAAGAAGATTACAATGTTTATGCGCCAACTTCAGTAAATACTGCTGGGACTTTTCAATTAGACGA